CAGCGATGGGTGAACAGAACCTTTCCGCCATAGGTCAGCGTTTGGTATATAAGCTGACTTAACGGAGTCATCACTACCTACCAAGCTATTCAGGTAGGAGTCTAGCTCAGGGGCATAACGGACACCATCGCACTTCTGCGAGAATTTCCGCACACCTCTATCACTCACTGTGCCAGGTCCGAATCCAGGAAAGAAATCCTGAGGGTCGAATCTTATCCCAGTTTTCAAGATAATGGTTCTGAGATCGGCAAGTAAATGATCCGGAATTGTCCGCTCTTTGAGACGAACTTCATTTTCCTTCCATTTTTTTAGGGAAGGTTCATTAAGATTCGGATCTACATACTCAGCTTTCTTCCCAAAAAGGAGGAAACTAAGGATGTATTGGAAAAGAGTGGCGTCACCAGTCTTAAACCATTCCTCGTACTCCCTGAAAACAGGAGATCTACGGAAATCGTAGTGAAGGGAAACGGTAAAGGAACCAAAGTCATCCACGATTAGACTATTCGCCAATTTATCGGCTAAAATAGCATTGTCTTGGATGTATACGCGTAAATCACGACGCATAAGGTTGAGCTCGGTTTTAACGAGCCTCAAACTTTTCTTGATGCCTAGTGGTGAATCCAGAAGCATAGCGACCCAACAGCGGACGAGAATGGAAAGATTATTGCCATTCACGCCGTCGTGGAGGCTGCTAAGATCGAACTGTTTTATCAGTTCGAACGTAGCGAGAGCGTCTGCGGTGAATCGCATCGGTTAAAATGCGTATGGGTTCAAGAACAAAGCGCGGCTGATGCGAGCAGTGTCAATCGCTCCAGCTGTGATAGAAGCGCCTGTGAGCCCGAGGACAGTACCAAATCCTCGAGATACTTCGGCAGCGGTGGGCCGATGTGCTAATGAGCACTTAACCCAGATGCCGAAACTCACATCTGCCCCGACCGAAACATTCGAATCGGTGTCAGTGATCAATTGGCAGGTTTCAAATGCCAATGTCCACTGCATTGTAGGCAACGCGATTTTATCGCGCACGGCAATGCGGCTCGTAACACGGGATGGGAGACTATTGTCACCTGTCTCATTGTTATAAACGGCAAATTCGGGCTGCGAATCGCGCAGGTTGAGGATAAGATTCGCCTGCGTCAAAACAGGTAAATCAACGTTGTTGTCCCCAACCGAAGCCGGCAGTTTGTTTATAGTATACGTTGTGGTCATGAAGGTCCCTTTCGGACACAATGGATGAACGTTACTCTACTCCACCAAACAAGGTGAAGAAGAGGGCGGAAATGATACCAGCATCCGGCGGATACTGTGGCATGCCATAGTCAACCTCGGAATGGAAGATAAAGGGCACCACTCTAGAAACTTCTCTAGCGTAGTGAACGAATTCTCCATCCTGGATCATATCCAGATTGTTAGTCTGGAGGACTGATGGTGGCACGGGATAACTGATCCTAAAGCTATGTACGCAGTATTGCGTATCTATCATCAGACCTAAAATGACAGAATCTAGCACGTCAAGTCGACTTCCAAGACCTGTGAAGAAATCCACAAGCCATGAAAAAGGAATCAGATCCCAGAGATGTGATGATCTTGGCGAAAGGCCCACACTGTCTAACTTCAACAATTTGATGAAGAGGTCAATATGGGCACCACCAGCGACCACCTTGGTGCGAGCAACAAGAGTAATATCATCGATCCCGAATCGCTTTGAAGCGAATCGGTACGTGAATTTCCCATGTAAGGTCACTCGACGTGAAATATTGTCGATGGCCCTTGCCGCACTATCGATAGCTGAGGTTAACTCCTCAACGTTACCGACGAATTTTTGGGTGCCGAATGTATACTGTAGTTTTAAGCCTGCAAGAAAATGCAAAAGCTTACGAACGAACAGGATAGGATCGGTTTCAGCATCAAGTAAGATGGCTGCCAAAGATAACACGTCGGGGGTAAGATTGCCAATCTTTTCCCACTGGTATGCAACTTCAAGGTAATCACCTTGAAGAGCGCGAAAATGCTCTATAGCATTAGCGTACGAAAACATAGCAGCAGGGCGAAAAATTGCAAGGTTCAATCTCATGAGTTTATCGTACTCGATAAGAGTTCGACTCTCATTACCATTGAAAAGGTCCGGTCTCTTTAACGGCTCCGCTTTGTCGTTAGACATAACAAAGACGCTAGAGGAAGCTGAACTGGTCTCTGAGGTAAACGAGTTTTGACCATTGTAGCCGGCAATTTCATACCAGCCAAAGTAGCCACTTTCCTCGTA